CTTAGGGCTGTTTGATGCTACGGTATAAGGCGTCCGTGTAATTACACCTTCAGTACGTTAATCTGGACCAGTATAAGGTAAGCTGGAGTTATGCCTTCGGGATAACATTTTTTTAACTTGCTTTTTAAAGGAGAAAACAACTATGTTGTTATACGCAAACATGGCTATTGATGCGATTCAAAATGCCAAAAATACCTTTCTTGACAACTCTGTTAAGGAAGAATCTATTAAAAAACCACTCAAAGCATTTGTTGAATCTCAAAGAGTATTCACCAAACAAATAGCTAAGTCTTTTTCTGATATAACTACAGCATACTCATCATATGATTATGCTAGTATCTTTAAACCGACTAAGTAATTTTTTAAAGGAGAACTATATGACATTGCATAAATTTACACACCTGTATCCTTCGGTTGTTGGATTTGATAGACTTTTAGATACCTTTGATAATATGTTATCTGAAAAACCTACAACATTTCCACCACATAATATTATTAAAATTGATGACAATAATTATTCTGTTGAACTAGCAGTTGCTGGTTTCAATGAAGATGAAATTAGTGTTGAAATTTTAAAAGGTAATTTGACCATCAGTGGAACAAAAAGAAAAACTGAAGGAGAAACAAATTATCTATATCATGGAATTGGCGTTCGTTCATTTCAAAAGAATGTTAGATTAGCTGATACTGTAGAGGTTGCAGGAGCAATTTTAGATAATGGTATTCTTACTGTGAAACTTGTTAATATTACACCGATTGAAAAACAACCGGTAAAAATTGCAATTAAAACAGTAGGTAAAACTCAACTTTTGCAAGAAAGAGTTTAAAAAACACTTGACTTTTCTGCCTATTTGTGCTATAATACAGCATTAATAGGTAGATTATATTATGAAAATTGCTCTCGCATCTGACGTACACCTTGAGTTTGGTCAACTTGAAATTAAAAACACCGAGAATGCCGATGTGCTTATTCTATCGGGCGATATCTGTGTTGCTAAAGATTTGAATGACCGTGCTGATATTAACATCCTTGGTGAATCACACAAGTCTAATAGATACCATGCGTTTTTTCAAAAGTGCTCCGAAGAATTTAAGAATGTGATATACATTGCAGGAAATCATGAGCATTATCACGGTGATTTTGCTGTGTCTATCCCACGAATTCGTGAGAAACTTGCCTACTTGCCTAACATTCATTTTCTTGATAAAGAGTTTATTGTATTTGATGATGTAACTTTCATTGGTGGTACTCTTTGGACAGATATGAACAAAGAAGACCCAAACACACTTTACTCAATCAAGAGACATATGAATGATTACCAAATCATTAAGAACTCTGACCGAGAAGTGAGTATTAAGACGCCAATCTTTGAAATTAATGATGATGGTTCTACCGATTATACAAAAATTTTAAGTTATCACCGTCAAACTCGTGCAGCAACATTCTGCCCAGAAGATTCGGTTGAAGACCATAAGGCAATGTTGAACTTTATCCATGAAACTACTGTGGGTGTACAAGATAAGTTTGTTGTTGTGGGTCACCACTCGCCATCTAAACTTTCTACAAAACCTCAATATGAGGATGATGTAATAGTTAATGGCGCTTACTCTTCTGATTTGTCGGAGTTCATTCTGGACCATCCGCAGATTAAGGTATGGACACATGGTCACACTCACCATAAGTTTGACTATATGCTTGGCTCTACTCGTATTATCTGCAACCCTCGTGGTTACATTAATTACGAACCAGATGCTGATTTTTTTGAATTACAATATTTTGAGGTATAACAATGAAGAAAACTATAGGTTCAACTTTTAAAATAAATAGAGGAGTAAAACGCCAAATGGCAACAATTCTAGATGATACGGAAAGACATGCATTTAAAAATTTAATGATACAAGCACAAATACAGGGCGAAACAGTAATTGCAGTAGAAAAGAAAAAGAAAAAAGTTAGCGGCCATGAGATATCTATATCCTAGTACTCTTGCGCCGACCTGGGACAATATTTTCAGAATGTTAGATGAAAGATATGCTAACGAAAATGGTTGTGTCATTTTAGGACTTTATTGCACTGCTGGAAAACAAAATTTACGTCTTCAACATAATATTGATGTAGAAGAAAAATTGATTATATACCAAACTGAACCTCTAGTTGATGGTCATTGGCATTCTCCAAAAAAATTGATTGATATTTTAAAACAAGCTGATGAAATTTGGGAATATGATATAAACAATTATTATTATTTACGGACACTTGGATTTACC